AAAGTGCCTGTCAACGCCATAGCATTTAGACCAACTACTGTACCTACTACGCCAGAAGCGCCAACACCTGTTATAGCAATAAAACGTTCAGCAACAGTGACATTACCTACAGCACCAACAGCATTAACACCCGCACCGCTGTATCCCTCAGTAAAACTTAAACTAGAGCCGCCCCACGGATTATCGCCCCAAGCCCCTTGGCCCCAGCTAAAGCCAACTAAACCTGTTGCGCCAACACCCGTGAGCGCCAAACTAAAGTCGTTAGTACCCCATGCGCCGTCGCCCCATGCTTCGGAACCCCATGCAGCAGCCATACACTACCTTTAGGTTGTAGCGATACGCAACAACGCAGCAGCAGTCGTGTTCGAAGGCATAGTCAGTGTAAATGTACCAGCGGTAATTGTTTGAGAACCGAAGGTATGTACGCTGACAGCCGTATTGCCTTGCGTGGAGTTATAAATCAACAATGCGTCAAACGCCGTTGTCAAAGTCACGGTTGTAAACGTGATTGAAGCCGTAGGTGTCGTGAATGCAGTACCGGCGGTTACAGAGGTATTAGTGGCAGTTGGAGCATTCCATGCAGGAGAACCTGTAATCGTCACACCACCAGCGGTATACCCCGCGCCAACAACTTCATTAGTAGCACTATATGCGGTAGTGCTTGCGTTTACCGTAGCAGAAGTTAAATACAACGCTGCTTTAAACGTATCAACAGTGGGCGCAGTCAAACTGGTACGCGAAACAAGCGTAATTGCTCCAAATTGATGTCCGCCATTGAGCAGTTGCCCCATGAACGATGTGCACATTGCTTGTGTATTTGCCATGATGTTTCCTTATGTAAGAGATGCTGCTTCAGCAACAATGATGGGTGCTTGCTTTAGGGCGACATGGGCTGATCGATGCACCAACTCACCCTCTAACCAATACTCCACCCATGTGGTTGTTTCGTTGTCATTATCCAATGAACCTTCACGCTTTTCAAGCAATGATTCGTCCATATCACCTTTGGTTGTGGTAATCAATTTGAACTCCTAATAAGAGCCGCCGTAGCGGTGTTGGCTGGCATTGTGATTGTAAACGTAACGGTAGATGTTTTGTCAGACCCAAAGTCCAAAACAGCTATGGATGGATTACCGGCAACGGTATCGTTATAAATTAACGCGCATCTTGCGGTGATTGCGCCTGTCCATGAGATGTTGGGGAAGCCCACAAAGGCTGTGTACTCAGAAGACGATACCGTGATAGGCGTTAGTATTGCCCCACCAGCGACGTAAGTGCCTGTATTAGCTACTTCGTTCGTAGCTGAATACGCCGTTGTATCTTCATTCAAATCCGCGCTGGCTGTGTACAGGGCAATCCTAATAACGTCGGTTGTCAAGTCATGAATACCTTGGTACAACTGCGCCTTGAAACTGGTGGTTTGAGTTTGGATAATTGACATATCAAGTTACCCGCTGACGGAACTGACCAGAACGATAGGCGTCTTGACGCTCCATACCATCACCCAAACGTTTAGCCAACGCTAGTGCTTCCATGAACTTGCCGTTGTACAACTGCATCATGTCTGGCTCACCCTTCATGTAGGTGTAAGCCTCAACCAAAGATGCGTAGAGCAACACCGTGTCAAAGTTATCGCCAAGCCATGTTTGGCCGTCTGCGGCTACTGTGATTGACTCAGGGTAGTAGTAATAATGCAACTCTACGCCGTAATTTGCATCGGCTGTTGGGCCAATTATGAATGAAAGTTCATCATAAATTACAGAAGTTAATACCGTTGGGCCAAACAGTGCGTAGTACTTAGGAATGCCTGTATCTGTTGTTGGGTTGGGGTATGCCTGACGGATAAAGTTAACGTCTTTATTTAGCAAATACTCATAGTTGCCGCTGGCGTCAACGACCGCCATAGAGTACACAGCCAAGAAATCATTAGGGCAGTCCAGATACTTTGTGTTTATTGCAATGGTGCTTGTCACGTTTTTGCGGAGAAACGGGAACTGAACCGAGTTATAAATACGCTGCTCAGACTGCGTAACGAACACGGGGATATTAGCCACGAAATCTGTTTCCGTGTTCTCCGTGTACGCTTGGATCGCGTTGCTGAGTTGCGTGTAATTCATGCCATCGGGCCTCTGGCAATTGTGCCTTTGGTTGCCGCACCGTTACCACGGGTGACAATACCGGATGTCTTAGTGGTTTCGTTACCAGCGGCTTTGCTGATGTTGCCAATAGACATATTAACAGTGTCAGCTTTACTGCGGTTGGGGGGAGTGCCGGGGTTCTGGGATATGCCTACAGGCGCACCACTCATGGTGTGGGGCTTGGCGTATGCGGAAGCAGGTAGATTGTTAATCTTGGCCATGTTATTTCCCCTGATTTTTAACTTTGGCCATACCGCGACCATACTGCATCATCATCTCATTGGTCTTACCGCCCTTGGCAAGCTTTGTAAGCGTTTTGCCGGGGTGCATATTCTTCTCATGCTTACCAATGGCGGACTTCACCATCTTCTTGTCTTGTGTCATATCTTTCATAACTAACTCCTAAGTAACTGTTACTGTAACTGTACCAACAAACGTCGTTGCCACCAAGTAGTTTGGCGTCAGCGCAACATCAAAATTACTCGACCCACCAACGGGGTTCCACCCCCACTGAACATCCCGCGAACCACCAGTCAAACTGCCGCTAGTGTTTACGCCTGCGGTAACGTACGTTGTGTCCTTGCGTGGGTCACGTACAGCTTGCGGATCATCCACTGGGTACATACCCAACTGCAACTGCGGCTGATCTGGATCCCAACACACTGGGCACACCATCAAATTGTAAAGCTTTGTCTTGATGACTTCTTTTTTCAAAGCCGTCAATTTAAACTGTTGGCCGCACCTATCGCACATGGCGATACTGTTCTTACCGGATGCAAAACGATTGCCCATTTACGTACTACTAGTTTATGTACATCTGACGTGGAACAAAACGAACCGAAGCCTTCTCACGATCTTCATCAGAAGCCAACTGCCACGCTTCATCGTACTGCTGTTTCAAAACAGGCAGGCGCTCAGCGCCATTCTCAATCTTAAGAGCCAAGTAATAGGCAAGACCCGCCACCATACAGGGCAGGAAGCGGAAAGGTACATCCATCGTGCGTATACCACCGCCAGCATCATCAATACGGCGCATGCGCCAGTAAACAAACTGATACGTTACGCTGTTGTCTGGGGTTGGCCAGAGGGTTACAGAGGGCAGATTCTGCGTGAATACAGCCACGCCAGTTAAGTGTGCGGCGGCAGTTGTGCCGTTTTGCCCACGGAAACAGTTATTAAGCACATTGCCAGAGATGTAGCCGTACTGTACTGTCTCGTTTTCAATCAACAAGAACCCTGTAGCGGGTAATCCAACCACTGAAGTCAGTGTGATTGTGGTATCTGTGGCTGTGATACCGCCGTTAAGCGTGGTGCCAATCGATGAAGTCTGGCCATCCAAACGCTGATACCACACCTGAATAGGGCGGGCTTGTTGCAATTTGTTGGGGATCGTGGCGTAAGTAGAAACACTGATACGCGTGATGGTCAGGTCAGCCTGCGTGGATGCGCTACCCGCGCCCGTGCGAATAACATGCTCAAGTAGATCCACTGTATCTACGGGTAGTGCGTAGGTGTTCAGCCCCGGAGTCAGGTTAATCGTCCCCTGCTCAAACGTCCACATGTTGACACCACGGTTTGCCCAATCAGCAAACATCAAGTTCAATGAACGACGGGCTGTACGTAAGTCGTAGCCCGTACGCATCTCCGAACCGGCGCGTTCAAACGCTTCCTCAACCAACTCAGTGAGGTCAAGGTTAAACGCTGTGGTTCCTGAAGTGGTCATCTAAATCCTGCCGTTTTCTTTGCGATCGTTTTGGGTTGCGCTACAAATTGTTTACCGGCGGCTTTTCCGGCTCGCTTGGCTTTGGTCGTCGCAGCGTACTCACTAGCGCTGAGACTTTTGATCGCAGCTTTTGGAAGGTATCGCTCACCAGTGTCAGAAGATTTTTTACCACTTTTGGTTGTCCAATCTTGTTTGCCCCAGTCTTTTAGAGACTGTTGCGGTTTAGCTAATCCACCACCTGCCATTTTCTTCTTTCCAGCGCAGTGTGCCTTTTCTGAGAAACCTTTTGGGGCGTCACAGTTTATGGCTTTCTTGCGCTTGTCAGACCACTTAGTCACGGTAGCCACCACCGGCAGCTTTGTATCGTTTAGCCATAACTTGCGCTTTACGTGCTGACCACTGCCCTGCGCCAGTACCAACAATTGCAGCAGCTTTGACGCTGTTAAAAATCCGTTTACGTAAACCGGGCTTAGTGTAGTTACCCGCAGCATTTACTTTGGACTTTACCTTCCCGCCCTCTTTGTACTGGGTAAAGTCAGTGTCGTCCCGCCGGGCTTTCTTGACACCCTTGGGCATTTTAGAGGGGGAGATGGCCCCCATACCGCGACTGGCCATCATTTTGTACCGCCTTTAACTTTCTTGGCTAGAAACATCTTATCAACCATCTTTATCCGCTGGGGTTTGGTTGTAACTTTGTTGATAATAGCCAGCCGTTTGGGTTCACTTGCGCCATAAAACCCAGCCTTTTTTAAAGACTTAACTACAGTACCTGTGGGTTTTACGGTTGCCATGACGACTTCTTAACAGGCTTTGCCGCCCATTTTCATGCCAATCATTGTGCCTTTGGTTTTGCCTTTTGTAGCAACACCGTCAGCGCGAGAAGAAGCTGAGCCGCCTTTAGCGTAGCCCATGCCACCCATACCGCCCATGTTCATCTTCTTGGCCATGCCGCCTTTTTTCATTTTGCCTTCGCCGTCTGCGGCAAAAGCCGGGACTTTTTTACCATCTTTCATGGTCATGGGCATACCGCCACCGGCCATTTTCATGGATTTTTTCTTGGCCATCATTGCCATCATTCCGGGATTCATTTTGGAAGCCATAGTATCACCACCTTTTGAAAATTTGCGGCCCTTGTCCGCAGTTGTAAAATCTTTGCCCACAGACTGTGGGACTCCTACTTTCTTAGCAAACGATGGGTTGTTAGCCACCGCAGCCATGAAATTATGTTGTTTCTTACTCGTGCTTGGCATTAGATATACCTCCCACGAGTTTTACCGCGCTGAGCAATACCATCACCACGGCGAGATGCAGTGTTTACTTTAGCTTTAGCTTTTGCTACAGGTTTAGTTTTGACTTTACCGCCACGTTTGAATGCCTCAACACTCATACCTTCTTCATCAAATCGTGGTTTACCACCACTGCCGCCACCGAATTGATGTTGATCGTAATCGCGCATTACTTCGTCTTTGATGCGGTCTTTGATAGCATCCCTAACCATACCTTGTATAGCTCTTTTGGGGCTGTCTACAAAACTAATCGCTTCTTTAACGCCCGTAGGCAGTTGGTCTCCAAATTTAGCTAAAGCTTCTCTGGCAATGATTGCGGCTATTTTTGAGGCGGCCATAATTATTCAGCTTTCTTACGACGGATGATTTCAGCAAAGGGTTTACCCGCAATCATTTCAGCGATCCGCATGCCTGTCCACACAATCGTAAACAGTGCGGCAACCGCAGGAAGTAGTTGCATCAACGTACCAATAGCCGTAACAGCGGCTACACCATCTGCTACATTCTTTAAAGTTTCAACGTTCTCTTGGTTCATATCAGCACTTCCATCTTGCAAGAGCAGCCGCCTTACGGGTGGGCTTACCCTTCTCGTCTTTCATGGGGCCGGGCATACCTGACATGCGTGCGCAGAACGAGTCTTTGCGCTTGCCGCCTTGTGGCTGTGGAGCCTTCAGGTTACTACCCGTAGCAGCGTTGTACTTAGCCCTGCCTTTGGCAGTCAAGCCCGCCCCCTTGGATATTGGCAATTTCTCGCCTCTTCCAACTGATAGGACGG